CATTTCCTGTTTCCAATTTATATCTTCTAAAACTGGATAACCCATAGGAACAGCAAACGGTTCGTAATCTTGTTTTTTATAAAAAACAGCGGTTATTTTATCTGCAGGTAAAGTCATGGTCACAGCAGAAGGACTTGTCTTTTTAGAGTCTGTTCGTATTCTATTTTTCGTCTCTTGATCTAAATTATCGAAAACCTGCTGATCCTCTTCTGTTCTTGGGTTTCTTAATCTTTCTAATTCATAATCAGTTAGAATTTTTTTGTATTCCCCATTTGTAAAAGTAATGTTTCCTGTAATTTGTATGTCGGCTGGATTAAGTATAATATATTTCACAGGAAGTTGAACAGAGCTTTTCGCTTCTAAACCAAAAGTTCGAGTCATTTTTGATATATCGTTATCTGATATATTGGCATCAAACCTATGGATAAAAACATTACCTGACCTGTAATATTCTCTGAAAAATTTACTTTGCAAAGAATTTATATTAATTTTTTTAAAAAGTGCGTCAAAAAAATCTCTAGATTTAGAGCTTCCTCCTGTAAAATAAATATTACTCATGGAAAACTCTGTCATCAAATCGATAGTATTTCTGAATACAGAAAAGTTATAATATGCTTTTTGACATAAAATAATAGTATCTTTTATATCCAAACTAGAGTCATTAGATGTGTTAGTATTGTATTTAAAAGGAATTATGCCGTCATCTATGTTAGAATATCTATCTTTTCTTTCTATCGAACCGGCTCTGTTTTGCCTGTTTCTGGTAGAAGCCAAACTTTCTTTAAATGGTGATCCTGCCATTAAAGGTTCTCTAAGGCCATTTTGAGCATTACTTGTTTTATTTTCCGGCATACTAATTTAGGTTTACACTTTAGTGTATCATTTTTGGAGTAAAAGTTAAATTAACTTCATCTATTTTTAAATTTTTTAAATCTCTGTAAGTTTTGAAAGCCCAGTTAGCCATCATTAAAGTAGTATAATTATCTCTTCTAGCTCTATTTACCGAATTACTTCTTTTTAAATGCTGGGGCAAGTCGAAAGATTGAGTGCCTTTAGAAGTACTCTTAACTTCTATCAAAGAGCATTGTTTTTTAGTTTGGTATATCAAATCATCTTGGAACTCAATCAATTCTCCAGTATTTTTGTAACCTATTGATTTTAAAGGAATTCTTTGTGAAGATACTTTGCTAAAAAAGCTACCACAAGCAGAAGTTCTCGAAGCAAAATTTATTTTTTTATGATCTATAGAGGCTTGAAGATACTCGTTAGCTGTTCTTATATAATCTGTATTAAATAACTGTTTAAAACAAATCGCATGGTTTACAGGGTCATATTTTCTTTTTATGCTTTTTAACATAAGAGAATAATCAGTTCCTTGCTTCATTGTATCTATAGGTAAAAACTGCAAAGATATTTTGTCATTTCTAAATATTTCTGATTCATTTGCACTATCAATAAATTGAAATCCAGCATTATCAATACATATTAATTTAATATTAAAATTTGTATAAATATAATGCAAATATTTAATATGGTCTTTTAAGTCTCCTCCTGCTACAGCGTAACTATGAACTAGAGTCGCAAGATCTTCGTTTTCTTCATCTAACTCTAAAACAGACATAGCGAAAAAATCAGAACTAGGACTGTTACTAAAACTAGGGTCGATAGCTAAAATATACTCTTTATCTTTTAAGCCTATTATTTTAGTATGAGGCTCTTGCCCATCTTCAATAGTGCATTCATGCATTTTTTTGGCGCTAAAATAACTATCACTTCCATCTGTAAATTGAGCGCAGTATTCTCTTAAAAAAGAAGAATTGGAGGAGCCTCCTGATTGTGCTTCTTCGATAATAGTAGTGTCGATCATTTCTTCAGGAATAGAGTTAAAACCCATTTGAGACACAAAATAAGAAGAGCTGCTTTCTTCTTCTGCATAAATATTAGCTAACCATTCTTTATAAGTTTTGTAAAGATTTTCAAAACTAAAACTAGCTGAAGAAAGAGCAATCATTTTAGACTTATTTTCAAAATTCATTCTATCTCCCTCCTTCATTTTTCCATCACTTATCATTTGATCTTCCAGCTCTCTTATTTTTAATCTTTGAGCCATGTCTTGAGGAGCAACCAAAAACGGCATTAAAACAGTCTTGATTGTTTCTTCAGGAAGAAGTAAATACTCGTCCAGAACCAAAATATTAGCTCTAAAACCACGAATTTTTTCACCACTTAAAGGTATAGCCGTGATAGTTCCTCCATTTATCTTCCACTCAAACTGATCATTTCGTTTGGATTTGGCCCCAAAAGCTTGCAACAATAATTCGGCCCCTTTGCTTTCAACCATTTTTTCTAAGTTTTGAAAAATAAATCTAGCTGTTCTAAAAGTGGGGCCAGCAATTAAAATTTTTGTATTTGGCTCAAAAATACACTGCAGAAAACAGTAAACGGAAGCTATAAAAGTTTTACCGCAGCCACGACCCCAAACACACATATTAAAGTTATTATTAAATAAACCTTTTAATGTTATTTCTTGATAAGGAGCGAGTTTTATCCCTGAAATTAACTCTGTTGTGAAACCTAGATTAGCTCTTAAAAATTTAGCTAAAGTTATTTTCGCGTCTTTTGTTTCTAGCTCGCCCTTAAGGTTCAATAAAGAAGAATTAACGTCTTCTATTTTTCTTTTGTTTTTTTCTGGAGAGTACCACATTATATTAACTTATTATCGTAAGCGTATTGTAAATCATACTTGGCATATTCGCCGTTACTAAAAAAAATTCTTTTCATTACTCTAACTGACTCAGACCTATCTTTAACGAAAAGAAACTGTATATTTGGATATTCTTGTATACATTCTCTTATATTATGAAATATATGATCAGGATTAGTTTTAACTCCCCTTCTAAACACACTCTTTAATTTGTGAAAAACTAAACTAGAAGATAAATCTTTTTCTACCAAAACAACCATATTAGCCGCATCTGATTCAGCTCTTTCAATCTCATTTCTAAATCTTTCGTAGCCACCACTCATTGTTCCTATTAAGTCTGGCAAAGACTTTCTTTCTATATAACATTTATCGTCTATAGAATAGTCTCCATAGCTTAGACCTTGTACTACAGTAGGTAAACCTTCTATTTCTAAAGGTTTAGTTTCTCTAGTGTCAATAATAATAGGCTTACCTTCATATAATTCAGGATAAAAAGGTAACGGGGATTCTATTTTTTGATATTTATTTTCGAAGCCAATCTTTTTGCATACTTTATAATAGTCACCAAAAAATTTATTATAATAACTTATCGGTGGGGTTAATAAAGTCCTCAATTCTACTTGACTTAAAGAATACTCTAAATCTTTTTTTTCTTTTCTGTCTTTTAAAATTTTATAACAATAGTTTTTTGCCTCTTCCAAAGGCGAGGTGTCTAGCCATTTTTTTAAACTTCTTCTATCATTAAAATCAGAAGAAAAATACTGCTCCTTAGTTTTAAAATTTATTAATTCTTGAGTGTATTTATCCCGCTTTTCGTAATATTTATGATAGTAATCTGCTATTTTTAATTTATGAGCTTTTATATGTGCATGAAGACTCCTATCGCTTTTAAAATCTTTGCCACAATTCTTGCAACTAACCATTCAGCACCTCATCTTCTGTTAGACCCATGATTCTACATTTTATTTCGTCTAAACTAGAAAGCCTATCCACTTCTTCTTTTAATGATTTTTTTCTTAATTCTGCGAGCTTTATCATTTTGACTCTGGACTCCTCTGACTTCCACATTTCTACAAGATTTAAAATAGAAGCATTTTCCTTTATCTCTTTACTTAATCTTTGACTTCTCTTTTCTTTAAGCTCATTAAGAAGTTTTGTTTGCCTATTAATACATTGATTATATTCTGTTTGAGCTGTTCCGATAGATTCTGTCAAGCTCATGGCTATTTTCTTGCCATCAGTCTCTTCAGCGCATTGATCTAGCAACTCTTGAAGTCTTTCTACCCTGACTTGAATATTCGCTCCGATAACCATTTCAGCAGATAAAGTTATATACTGATCTACTTCTTCTTGAGTCAAATCAGGCTTGTCATGAGTATAACGAACAAAGCTACTTTCAAATAATTCTTTATTTTTGACCGCAGTATAAGTGGAGATTTGATGAATAAATCTATAAGTATGCATATAACCTATAAGCTTAGCTATAGCTTTTCTATCAGATGTTTTTAGGTTATTCTTATCTAGCCCTTCATGAACATATTTGTTAATTTTAGTAATAGCTTTTTGTTCTGTTTTTGGCGGGGTGTAATCTTTAGTTGATACATCTTCTTTTATTATGTCAGAAAAAATAACTTTATTGTCTATTGTCTGCAAATACTCTTTGACCTTTTTATGCTTTTGATCTAAAGGGGTTACGCTTGAACCGAATAACTCTCTAGTCATTTCTAAAGCTTTCATGGTGGAACAATTATTATAAATAAATTCTTCC